CGCAGCGTTGAGTGATTTAACGATTTTGAGTGATATTGTATGAGGACGGCAGCTAATCGCGGCGGTGCGTTTTACCGGGCGGATAATACTATTCGGGAACCGCCGAAAGAATTATCGCAGCGCGCAAAGGCGATATGGCGTGAAATCGTGCGAGCCAAGCCTCTCGACTGGTTCGACGGCGGTTCGCTGGGTTTGTTGGCCGATCACTGCGAGACGCAGGCGCGTTTGGAGGAATGTTGGGGGGTTTTGCGTCGGTTGCCGGCGGGTTCGCGCGAAGGCCGCGCCGTCATGGCCGAGATACGGGTGATGCGGCCGAATTATGCGACGAGCGCGCGGCTCTTGCGGCTGACGGTGTCGGCCGGCATCGAGCGGCAAGCGGCGAAGGCAGGCGAGAAGGCGCCCGAGGGGCAGGGCGACGCGCTGATCGGCGGGCAGGCTGCCGAGCGGTTCCGGGTGGTTGGGTGACATCACCGCCATCAACTTTGGGGGTATACTGGAAAGGCAGGGGCTTGGGTAGCCGAGCTGCCTGGGCGCTGGCGTGCGCCGGCTGCAAAAACGATGCGGACGTTCGATCATTGGGTATTGGCGGTATTATGCGGATGCCCAACGTTTCGCATAGAACAATGCACGAGATCGGCCGGGTGTTGTTCAATGAGAATTGGTGCCCGGCGCCATTGGCAAATCAATCCGACGAGATTTTGATCGAAGCACTCGAAAGCCGCGGGTACAAGGTGATCCGGCCGAATGGTTGAGACCCGGTCTGACCGGATAATCCGCTTCGCAGAAAAGTATCTAGTGGTGCCCGAGGGGGCCGATGTCGGCAAGCCGGTGCGGCTGCGCGAGTGGCAGCGGGACATCATCCGGCAGATTTACGACACGCCGACCCGCCAGGCGATCGTCACGATGCCGAGAAAGCAGGGCAAGACGGCGTTGTGCGCGATGCTGGTGCTGGCGCACGTCATCGGCCCGGAGGCGCAGCGCAACAGCCAGGTCTACTCGGCGGCGCAGTCGCGCCAGCAGGCGGCGCTAGTGTACGACCTGGCGGCCAAGATGGTCCGCATGTCGCGCGAGCTGTCGGACCCAAACATGGTCGTTTGCCGCGAGCACGCGAAGGAGTTGTTCTCGCCGTACACCGGGGTGCGGTACCGGGCACTGGCGGCAGAGAGTTCGACGGCTTATGGGTTGAGCCCGGCGCTGGTGATCCACGACGAACTCGGCCAGGTGCGCGGGCCGCGCAGCGAGTTGTACGATGCGCTGGAGACAGCGATGGGGGCGCACCCGTCGCCGCTGAGCATCGTGATCTCGACCCAGGCGCCGACGTCCAGCGACTTACTCAGCCAACTCATCGACTATGCCGCGACGGACGCGGACGAGCGGACCAAGCTGATTTTCTTCGGTGCGCCCGACGACGCGGTGCTCGATGACCCGCAGACGTGGAAGGCGGCAAACCCGGCGCTGGGCGATTTCTTGAATTACGAAGAGATCGCCCAACTGGCGCAGAAGGCCCAGCGGATGCCGGCGTTCGAGGCGTCCTTTAGGAACCTGCACCTCAATCAACGGGTGTCGGCCGACGCGGCATTGTTCAGCCACGGCGTGTGGACGGCGAACGGCGCCGAGCCTGACATGGAGGCGTTCGCCGCCGGGCCGGTCTATGCCGGCCTCGACCTGTCGGCGCGGCAGGATCTGACCGCGCTGGTGTTGCTCGCCGAGAAGCCGAAAGGCTTTTGGAACGTGTGGTGCCACTTCTGGACGCCCGGCGACACCCTGCACGAGCGCGCCCAGCGCGACCGGGCGCCATACGATTTGTGGGTGCAACAGGGCTACCTGACGGCAGTGCCGGGGGTCAGCATCGATTACGGCTATTTGGCGGCGCGGCTGGCGACGCTCCGCAATCAGGTGCGGTTCCGCACTATCCTGTTCGACCGCTGGCGCATCGACGAATTGCGCATGGCGCTACAGGCGCACGGGGTGAACCAGCTACCGCTCGAGGAGTGCGGCCAGGGCTTCCGCGACATGGCCGGTGCGCTCGACGCGCTCGAGACGCTGGCATTGCAGGAACGGCTGCGCCACGGCATGCACCCGGTGCTGACGATGTGCGCGAGCAACGCGACTGTCGTGACCGACCCGGCGGGCAACAGGAAGTTGGAAAAGGCGAAAAGCTCCGGCCGCATCGACGGCATGCAGGCGCTGGCTATGGCGGCCAAGGGCGCGACCGCGACGACGGCGCCGATGTTCGACCACAGGACGATGGTCGCGTAGCCGCGACCGGCTAACGCCGACGATCCCCAAGGCGCCTCCGGGCGCCTTTTTTAATCGGACCCAACGGCATGGACCTGATCCGCAAACGCGAAGTTGCGGCGCCGCCCCCGGCTGCCGACCCGCGCGAATTTGTGATGTCCGACGGCAGCGTCGACCGCATGGGCGACGTGATCGAGCCGGACGGCTGGCGTCTGGATCGGTTCCACCGCAACCCGGTCGCGCTGTTCAATCACGACCCGTCGTTCCCAATCGGCACCTGGCGCGACGTCGCGGTGACGAAGGGGCGGCTGACCGGATGGCTCGAGTTGATGGAGCCGGTTTCGTACCGGCTGAAGGAACTGCATCAGGCGGTCGAGGCCGGCGTGCTGCGGGCTGTGTCAGTCGGTTTTCATTCGGACAGTTTCGAGCCGCTCGGCAAGTCGGGCGGCATCCGTTTCACCGAGGCCGAGCTGGTCGAGTGCAGCTTGGTGAGTGTACCCGCAAATCCGAACGCACTGGCGGTAGCCAAGGCGCTCGGCCTCTCCCGCGAGACGCGGAGTTTGATCTTCGGCGCGCACGCCTTTGATGAGGATCGGACCCGCGTCAGCGGTTCAACCGGCGCGCTAGCCACAGGAGACGATCGGAAATCGGGAAATCGAACAATGCTTTACAGCGAGCGCATCGAGAGCGCGCAAAAGGAAGTCGTGACACTGCAGGACCAGTTGGCAAGCCTGCCGGATGCCGAGGACGTGGCGCGGGTCAGTGATTTGACGGCGCGGATCGGCGAGGTCAAGGGCAAGATTTTTGCCTGGACCGAGGCCGAGAAGGCACTCGGCGAGAACGCACCCATTACCGTACCAAAGGAGCGGATCACGCTCTACCCGCCGGCACAACCATTGCCGGCGTCAGCTCCGAAAGCGTGGGCACAGCCGAAGCGCAAGGCGGCCGAGCCGGGCGACTATGTGATCCGGCATTTTTTGGCGAAAACCTTGGCATTTGTCACCAAGCGGCCGGCCGAGGCAATCCTTGAGGAGCACTACGGCGCGCACGGCGACTATGAGGCAACGCGCGGCGTGCATGAGTGGATTACGCGGGCTGTGACTGCGCCGGCGACGACCACGACCGCCGGCTGGGCGGCCGAGTTGGCGGTGACCGGACAGGGCGAGTTCGTCAACCAGATTATGGCTGGGTCAGTCTTCCAGCCGGTTGCCTCGCGCGGGATGCAGATCACGCTCGGCCGCTACGGCCAGATCAGCATGCCGACGCGTGCGACGACGCCGACCGTAGCGGGGTCATTCGTGCTCGAGGGCTCGCCGATCCCGGTCAAGCAGGCGGCGTTTACGACTGTCACGATCGGGCTGAAGAAGCTCGCGGTGATCACGTCCTACACACGGGAGATCGCCGAGCACTCGACGCCCGAAATCGAGATGATCCTGCGCCAGCTCATCGTCGACGATACCGGTATCGCGGTCGACACGGTGTTTATCGACAATGTCGCGGCGACCTCGATCCGGCCTGCCGGGATCAGGGCCGGCGTCGCCGGTTTGACGCCCACGGCAGGCGGCGGGTTTGCCGCGCTGGTCGCCGATGTCAAAGCACTGGTCGGCGCGCTCGCCGGTGTCAATGCGCTGCGCTCGCCGGTGTGGATCATGAACCCGGTGCAGCAGATCGCGATATCGCTGACGCAGAATGCCGGCGGCGATTTCCCGTTTCAGACGGAGGTCAACAACAACCGGCTGCTGTCCTACCCGGTCGTCGTGTCGTCGACGGTGCCGGCCGGGATGGTGATCCTCATCAATGCCGACGATCTGATGGTCGTGCAAGGGGATAGCCCCAGGTTCGACGTATCGGACCAGGCGACGCTCCATTTTGAAGACACCAGCCCGCTCCAGTTGGTCACTGGTGCGCAAGGCTCGGGCGTAGTCGCCAGCCCATCCAGATCGCTGTTTCAGACAGACAGCTTGGCGCTTCGGATGATTCTGCCAATGAACTGGGCATTGTTAAGGACAGGCTCAGTTGCATGGCTAACCGGGGTCACTTGGTGATATAGTATGCTAAAGCGGAACGGGTCGTTGTTCGAGCAACAACCCGCCCCTAACCACCAACTGCTGTGTAGGAGCGGTCAATGGCTGACGCCATCACTACGCGCGCCGACGCTAGGGCGCAAGGGCGCAAGAGATATTTCACCGGCAAAACATGCAAGCGAGGCCACGTCGCCGAGCGCTATGTCAGTAATCTCGAATGTGTTGTGTGTAAATATGATAAAGACAAAAAGAGAGCGTGGCACAAACATAATAGAGAAAAGAAGAATACCCTTAGCAGGAAATGGAAACAAGAAAATCGCGACAAGACTCGTGAATCCTGGGCGCGATATCGCGCAAAACCTGAAGCCAAGGAAGTGCGAGAATTATATTATCATACCAACAAAGAGTTATTCAAGGCACTCAAGGCTCGCAACCGCGCTTTGCGAAAAGGGGCGCCAGGAACACATACGGCAGCGGACCTCAGAACGCTGCTGGCCGCACAAAGCCATCGCTGCGCCTATTGCGGAGCGGATCTCCGCAAGGTGAAGCGTCACCTTGACCACATCATCGCGCTGGCGCGAGGCGGATCGAACGACAAGGCAAACCTTCAGTACCTTTGCGCGCCGTGTAATTTATCGAAGGCCGCGAAAGACCCGATCCAGTTCGCTCGGGAACAAGGGCGGCTCTTATAGGCATGCAACGCAGATACGGATGGCGGACGCCGGGCAGACGCCTCGCCCGGCGGCTCGTCACAAAGGAGAACACGGATGCAAACAACGGTGCAAACCAACCTGACGGAACAGCAGCAGACCGCGAGGTCGGAGTACGACCAGCAGAAGGAGCGGCGGGCGGCACTTACGAACTTGACGCTGCGGGTGACCGAAAGCGCGGTGCCGACGCCGACCCAGGAGGAAATCGACCTGACAAAGCTCGGCCTCCTGCACCCGGACGAGAAGAGCCAGGGGGCGGCACCGGAAATGCCGACCGTGGCCGCACAGCAGGAATACCTCGCCTCCGGCGAGGGCAAGATGGAGCCGGTTGAGCGCAGAGAAGCGCGGACGCCGGCCCCGCCGCCACACCGGCCACAGCCCGAACAGCGCCCGGCCGATCGCAACCTGCCGCGACCGCCGGACAGCGACAAGCGTTAGCATGGCGTCTGCCGAGTGAGCTGATCGCCGATGCAGATCACCGCTGCCTTTGTGAGTCTCGTTCTCATTGCTGGGTCATTTGTCGGTTTGGGTGGTTTCTTGTGCCGTCTGGCCGATGAGCGGCGCGCCGAGAGGGTTCGCCTTCACAACGAGAAGCGGCGGCGGGAAATCTACGCCACGACCGGCCTGTTGATACCGGTCGATACGCCGTTCAAGTGGCGATGATGGTTTGGGGCGGGATGCTGCAGCGCATCTTCCGCCCGCGCGCCAAGGCGGGGCCGGTTACGCTCGCAACCGGGGGCTATATCCCGCCCTCGTGGCCTGCGAATTTCTGGCAGATGGGCTACGACCCGATCCGGGTCGGCGGCGGGGCGTTGGTGCATGCGTGCATCGCCGCCTACAGCCAGACCACGGCCATGTGCCCGCCGACCCACTGGCGCTCGACCGGCGACGGCGGGCGCGAGCGGGTGACGAACTCAGCCCTGTCGCGGGTGATGGTCAAGCCGAACGCTTACCAGAGCGGCAGCGATTTCGTTTTGAATTTGGTCGGCGCGCTCTACAGCGATGGCAATGCCTATGCCTACGCGACGCGCAATAACCGGTACGAGGTGGACGCACTGCACCTAATGAGCAGTCCCTCTTGCGGTGCCTGGGTCGCGGGCAATGGGGAGGTCTTCTATTCGATTGGCGGCAACCCGGTGGTCGAGCGGCTCTTGACCAAGGAAGCGGCCAAAGCCGTGCCGGCGCGCGACGTCTTACACCTCAGACTCGATGCGCGCGACGGCGATCCGCTCAAGGGCGTGCCGCCCCTGACCAACGCCATGCTCGATATCGCGGCATCGAACTCGATGGTGCGGCAGGCGCTTGATTTTGCTCAGAACTCCGCGAAACCGTCGGGTGTCCTCACCACCGACCAGCAGCTCGAAAGCTGGCAGACGGCCGAGATCCGGCAGGCGTGGCTCGACAGGACGACCGGCGCCAATGCCGGCGGCACACCGATCCTGTCGTCCGGGCTGAAGTGGCAGCAGGTGTCGTCCACCTCGCGCGACGCCCAGATCGCCGAACTCTTACAGATTGCGGACGGGCGCATCGCCACTGCCTACCGCATCCCGCTGCCCTTGCTGTCGCTGTGGGGTGCACAGATCCAGGCGGGCGGCGAAGATCAGATGCGGTTTTGGGTGGGCGGCGCGTTGGGGTTTTGCCTTAACCACATCGAGGACGGTGTCGGCAGGTTTTTCGGCTTGTCGGGGTACCCGAACGAGTACCTCGAGTTTGACAGCGCGGTGTTGCTGCGCTCAAACCAGAAAGACAGGGTCGCGGCGCTGGCGCAGGCAGTGCAGGGCGGGATTTACAGCCCGAACGAAGCAAGGGCGCTGGAAGACCTGCCTGCAGTTGAGGACGGCGACCAGCCTCGCGTGCAGCAACAGGTGATTCCGCTCGAAGCCTGGTCGCAACCGCCGCCCAGTTCGCCGCGCCCCGATGCGCCAGCGGCGCCGCCGGGACCGGACGCGCCGGCCGCCAACACCAACGAAACGCAGGATACCGCAGCGACAAAGGCGGCCAGCATCGCCGAGATGCGGAGAATGATCCATGCCGGCACCGCTTGACGAGTTGGCTGTCGCGCTTGGCGGTGAACTCGGTGCACAGGTCGCCCGCATCGAGCGCGACCTGATGCTGCGCTTTGCGCTCGAGGCCGAGCGGCTGCGCGCCCAGGAGGCCGAGTTCGAGCTGCGCCTCGAGCGTGCCGTCGCCGACAAGCTGGCGATGATCAAGGATGGGCCGCCGGGGCCGCAGGGCGAATGTGGTGAGCGCGGGGAACCGGGCGAGGCTGTCGTGGGGCCGCCGGGGCCGGAAGGCATTCCAGGGCCTCCCGGTGCGCCCGGAGAGGTGCCGTATGTCGGCGAGGTGTGCGGACTGTTCGACCCGGAGCGCGAATACCGCAAATACGACCTGGTGAGCCTGCACGGTGCCGAATGGCGCGCGAAATGCGATGCGCCCGGACCGTTGCCCGGTGACGGTTGGGCACTGGCGGCAAAGGCAGGCGAGCGCGGCAAGCGGGGCGAGCTAGGCCCGCGCGGGGAGCGCGGAATGCCTGCCGCGAGCATTTCGGAGTGGCGGGTACGCGATTTCCGCGCCGTGCCGGTCATGAGCGACGGCAGCGTCGGGCCGGCGCTCGATCTCAGCGCGCTCTTCGCGCAGTACCACATCGAGGCGGCCGAATGAGACCGCTCTATACCGCCGTCGTGACGCCGGCACTCGAGCGCAACCTGGTCACGCTCGACGATCTGCGCGAGCAGCTCCGGGTGCGGCCCGGCGACGTCGCCAACGACGCGTGGCTAACCAAGGTCATCGCGCGGGCAAGCCTGGCGGCGGAGCGCTACTGCAACAGGATATTTGCGCTACAGAGCTATCTCGACACGTTCCTCTCCGACGTCACCGGCATGGCCGGCGAGCCGCTGATCCTGAGCCAAGCGCCGGTCGATCCGGCGAGCCTGGAGGTGAAGCTCGAGGGCGCGGCGCTGGCGCAGGGCGACTATGCGCTCGAACCGCTCGCGGGGCATTTGTGGCGCGTGAGCGACCCGAAGGCATGGGTGGTCGGGGCCGCCGGGCTCTCCGTTCTCTACGACGCTGGGTTCACTGAGATCCCGGCCGACGTTCAGCAGGCGGTACTCGACCTCTGCACGATGGAATCCTCTGCCCGCGGGCGCGACCCGATGCTGCGCGCCACCGAGTCTCCGGGGTTGGGCCGGCAAGAGTTCTGGGTCGGCGGCGTGCCCGGCGGCTCGTTGCTGCCGCAGGACATTGCCTCGCTCTTGAACCCGTACCGGCGGGGCATGGTCGGGTGAACTCGGCGCGCGACACGCTGATCGACGCCAAGTTGGACCTCAACGACACCCGGTTGCGGGTGCGGCTCGAATCCATGCCGAAACAGTTGCAAAAGCGATTGCAACAGACGATCGGCAGGCTGACGCGCGAGCTTCTGGTCAAAGTCGAGGCGCGCGAGCCGGTGCGAACCGGACGGCTGCGCAGTCTGACGGAAGCGTATGTCGATACGAACCAAATCAAAATGTTTGTGCGCGGCCGGGTGCGGGTGCTGCGGAGCCGTGAACACAACACCGCGGCGGCGGCGGGTGCGCTCGAGTATGGCAGCACCGGCAAGAAATTTGCCGTGAGCGGCTACATGCGGCGCGGCGAGCGAGGCCGCTTCGCCTATCGCGTAAAGGGCTACGAACGGGTCGGCGGCATTAGCGAGATGCGGTTCTTGCGCGGCCCGGCCGCGGCGATGCTGCCAAAGGCGCGGGCCGAGTTGCGCCGCGTGCTGCAAGAGATGCTGAAGGACTAACGACATGGCATTGGTGGTGCTCAACGGCCCGACGATCGCGGCCGGTCAAAGCCTGTCCTCGGGGCTCGATTGCACGAGCGGCCGGTTGGTCCGCATCACCATGCCCGCAGCGTGGACCGGGGCCAACCTGAGTTTCCAGATATCGACCGATGGGACGTTCTACAACGACCTTTTCAGCGTCGACGGGACCGAGATCATTATCCCGGTCGTCGCTGGAACGGCTGTCGTGGTGGCACAACTCGGCGCCGCGCTGGAGGCCATCCAGTTTCTCAAGCTGCGTTCCGGCTCGCGCGGCTATCCCGTTGCGCAAGCGGCATCACGCGACTTTGCCGTAGCGGTCGAGACTGCCACCGCGCGATGAACCGCGAAGCCATCGTCGGCGCCCTGTTGAACAAACTCACCGGGGCGCCGCCGGTGGTGCCGTTTACCGCCGACACGACCACGGGGTCGGCTACGCTCGTCAATGTCACCAGCACCGCCGGTCTGATGATCGGGATGCCGGTCGCGGGAGATGGTGTCTCGGACGGGGCGACGATTGCCACGATAGAACCTGCAGTGACGCTGTCGCTGCCGGCAATCGCCGACCGCTCCGCCGCGCCGCTGCTGCAGGGTTTCCAGACCATCGAGCGGCGCCTGCGCGATCCCAACGCCGAGCAGGACATGCCGGCGCTGTACCTGGTCGAGTTGAACGAGGTTCACGGCTATCGCGAATCGACGCGCGCAATGCTGGTCGAGCTGAACTTCGAGGCGTGGATTTTTACGCGGGTCGGGGCGGACGCCAATGCCGTGCCGGCGTCGATGCTCAACGTGCTGATCGACGCCGTCGAGCGGGCGCTGTCGGCCGGGCCGGAGGGGTTCCGCCAGAATCTCGGGCTGCACGGCGTGCTCTATTGCCGGATCGAAGGCGAGGTTCAGAAAGATCCCGGTCATAGCGCGCAACTGGCGATGGCTGTAGTGCCGATCAAAATCGCCGCCGCACCACACATCGACAACGTCCCCGCTTAGGAGTCTGTTATGGCAACAGCGACGATCAATATCGGCGCAAGCCCGAACGTCGAAGGAACGCTGAAATTTGTCGGGCAAAACGACATCGGCCCGAAAATAGAAATGACCCTGACGAGCGTGCAGTTCGGTCCTGCCGCGGCGATTAACCTGATCGGCGACGAATATGGACTAATCGAATTGGAGGGTCGGGTGCTGCTGGTCGATGGCAATTTCGGCACCGTGACACATCCCGACGACGCTATGGTTTCTCCGAACATCCTTAACTACTACGTCGGCACCGGCATAGTCTCGTGGCAGGGGGCCGGTGACACGACATTTGCCGAACTCGGCAACTGCAATCAATTCGAGTTCGAGCAGACCGTCGAACGGCTCGATCACTTCCAGCACATGAACGGTATCCGCTCGATGGATTATTCGCCTATCGTGCAGCAGAGCGCGACAGTGCGGCTCCAGCTCGATGAATGGACGGTCCCCAACCTGCAGATGTATCTACTCGACGTCGCGGCCGTCGTGATCCCCTGATGGTCTCGCTCACAGACATCGTGCCGCAGACGCGCGACGTCGAGACCGCGCACGGCACGGTCACGCTGCGCGGGTTGGGGCTGCGGCACATTGCGGACCTGTTCTTGCGGTTTCCCGAGGTGCGCAAGTTCTTCTCGGCAGGAGCCCCGGAGATCGACGTCGCGGTGCTGCTGACCGAGGCCCCGGAGGCAATCGCCGCGATCATCGCCGAGGCCGCCGGTCAGCCCGAAGCGGCCGAGCGTATCGCCGATGCGTTCTCGCCGGACGATGCGGCAGCCTGCCTGCTCGCAGTGCAGGAGTTGACTATGCCGGCCCCTTTTTTCGCTCGGCTCGGCGCGCTCCTCGGCAACAGCGCCGCAGGCGCCCGCCCCAATGGCAGGGC